CCCGCAGTACCTAGTCCACCAGAGAAAAGGTTTCCAAGATTTAAAGAGCCAGTTCTGTTTAATAGAGTGTTGACAAGACCAGTACCTACAGTCGTTCCTGCACCAGTAACTAATCCTGTTCCTAAACCAGTACCTACTCCTGTGCCTACACCTGTTCCAACTCCCGTTCCAACTCCCGTTCCAACTCCCGTACCTACGCCTGTGCCGACTCCTGTACCAACTCCTGTACCCACACCAGTGCCTGCGCCCGTACCTACTCCTGTGCCTGCACCTGTGCCTGCACCTGTACCAGTTGCAACACCAGTTCCTGTGCCACCACCAGCCAGTAATCCACCAGTTAAAGTTCCCGCAGCTAAACCGCCAAGTTGTTCAGCAAGTGTCAAAGCACCTGCTGTTCCACCAGCACCACCAAGAGACATATCTAATTGAGTCAACTCAGATAATGTCAATCCTGTATTACCAATAGTTCCTGCTACACCTGTACCACTACCACCTGTTAAGTTGGTCAATGTACCTGTCAAAGCACCAGTAGTTAAAGAGTTAGCAAGAGCAGTTGCTCCCGCAGTACCACCCGCACCACCAAGAGCAAGGTCAAGTTGAGCTAACTCAGCCATTGTTAAGCCAGTAGAACCAACAGTAGCCGCAGCACCAGTAGCCGCACCTGCATTCAATATGCTTGGCAATCCAAAAAGTAAACCAGCACCTGCTAAAAACTCACCAAACCCACTCTCTGTTTTTTGAGTTTGAAATGTATTTAAGTATTCGCCTGTAGGTGAAAAGTTTTGTACATTTGTGCCAACAGGAACTGCATCATTTACTCCACCAGTAGTTTTGTAAACTTGTACATTTTCTAGTGGCCCAATAACTTCACTCTCCCCTGCTCCATAGGTTTGATATTGAGGTTGAACCCAAGTATCACCAAGAAGAACTGCTTGATTGGGAGGAACAGTAGCCGCCACACGAGCCGCAACCGCACCCTCATCTAACCCAACAGCTTGAGCCATCTGAGCAGGAGAAACCCCGTATTGCTCCATAGCCGTGACGATCTCGGCATCACTCATGCCTGGATTAGCAAGCAGAAAATCTACAATTTGTGCGCTAGTTACAGCCATGATTGCTCCTTATTGTGGCTCAACAGGCCAAGTAATTGTCCAAGGGAAACCACTCTGCAAAGGAACATCTCTCAATGCTTGACAGTAGTCTTTCCACTCTTGTGATGGAGTCATATCGCTACGAAATCTCCAATCAGTTTCTGACAGTTTATCATCACGGGACTGACGAACACTCTTAGCCTGTTCAGCATCCTTCATAGCCTTGTAAGCAGTCTCATGCTCAAGGGCTGTAGTTGTTACGCCTTCATCTGTAGTATCTACAAAGACAGGGCCAAGCACATACTTTGTGTACCACTTGCCATCAATCTGCTCAACACCAGAGGCTTGAGAGTATTGGTAAACAGTACCGCCTGTAGCTTGTGGGCCTTCAAAGACTACATCAGCACCCAAAGCAGTTAAGACTTCAGTTGTTGTTATGTCCCATGATGGGCCACCATTGGCTTTTGTGTATGCACGAAATTCATTTTCGTACATAACTGCGCCTGTTTGTGTTCGTATTTGCATTTTAATTACCTCAAGCAATTGCTAAAAAGATGAATGTGCCACCAGAGTCGTTGATACCGACTGGCGCAGTTGAGCTTAATTCAAACCCTGCGCTGTATGTGTCAATGTAATCGTCGCCAGTTTGTTCACCTGTTACAGTGTTCAAAACCAAATATGGGTCATTACCCGCCACAATGCCTCGTGCTGTGTCCCACACATACCAGTCACCAGTTGCGTCTGTGCGCTTGATTAAGACAAACCTTGCACCGCCTGTAAAGCCACAATTAATTTGTTTTGTTGTTCCTGTGCCTGTATAGCTTCCTACTTTGGAAACGCCTGCACAGGTTGCAAACAAATAGTTAATATAGGTTGAACCAGAAGCGTTTGTATCCGTACTAGTTCCTACTGTAAACACAGATGCAGTTGGGGTTGTACTATCCCAAAAAGCACTACCGCCTTGGGGTGCTTCGTTAGTTTGCAACTTTAAAGAATCGTTTGCACCAATACTTGATACATACACCCTCCATTCACCAGTTGCGTTTCTGCGCTTCACAATCATTATTTCAGGCACAGCACCTAAGTTGTGTGTAAATGTTGTAGCACTCCCCGTACCTGTGTAGGCACAAACATCAAAGAACTGCGGGGCACGTTTTAAAGCATAGGCCAGTTGTGATGTTGATGACTGATTTAATTGGCGGGTTACATCATTACCAACACCAAAGCCATTCACTGCTGAGAATGAATTTCCGTAACCAACAGTCGGGGTCATAAATGAGTCGGCATCGGTAGATTCTGCGGATGTGATAACCGTGCCAACAGAAGCATCACCACGCAATCTATCCGCTATATAGAAACCTCCAGTAGAAGTCGTAGCCCTAATTCTGGCCATTGCCATGTCTGTGACAATGCCTGAATTGACTAAGCGGTTGTCTACGTTTGTTCCTGTATACGCTACAGGACTAAACACACTAGTCCCACTCGTAGGCACTTTCATCGGGCCTCTACGAATGGCTATGTAGATGTAAGTGGTTGAACTCCTGTTTACAGGCGTGTTGCCATCTTCTAAAGTAAACCCTGTTGCTGTTGGAGAAATTAAAATTGTTGCCGCCTCAGCATTCGCCAAGTTAGGAATAAGGTATGCGTCATTACCACTGCCATTGACCATACCCCTCATGGAATCAAATACGTACCAATTTTCAGCAGAACCAGCACTACTACTTTTAATCATCACCCACTGAGGCTCGTACCCAAGGTTAATTACAGGGCCAGTTGTTGAGCCGTTACCCGTATAAGACCCACACGAAATCACATTGTCTGTACCAGTTAGGCCAAAGCCTCCTGCGTCATGGGCAAAGAGGTAGGCTACTAAAGTGCTACCAGATTTATTTGTGTCATCTCTAGTCCCGACTGTAAAGACGGAATCGGTAGGGTTAGTATTGTTAAAAGCATCGGAATTGGTACTAGCATCCGATGTTGAATTTAATTGAAGGAATTTAGTTCCCCCCAATGATCTATGATAAACACACCAATCGCTGTTTGCAGATGTATCTTTAATTAATATTGCACCCGGAACTGAGCCAAGGTTATGCGCCACAGTTCTTACGCTACCCGTACCCGTATAAGTCACAACATCAAAAAACTTTGGTTGCTTGCGGAATGTCCATGAGGCGTAGGTCGCTCCTGAGTTATTTACTGAGATGTAATAATCGGAGCCAACAGAAAATCCATTTGAATTAAAAGCATATAAATCATTTGTTCCGGGAGCAGATGAATTTTGGGCTGTTGTTTTGTTTGTTTCTAAAGAAACACTTACCCCTCGGACAGTATCAAAAACACCAGTGGGCTGCGCTAAACTTCTACTTTTAATCCAAACCATTCCACCTTTACCAGACAAGTCAATGCCATTGGTTATGGTCTGTGTAGAGCCGTTGCCTGTATAAAGGTATGTGCTGAAACATGACTCTATATAGTTTGGCTCGGCAACAACACCTCCTCCGAATCCATCGTAGGATGCAGCCCCACTCGTAGCTTGTAACGGCATTGTTATTCCTTATCTTTACAGTTATCAAAGTGCCAACGCTTTGCCATTGCTGGAGATGCTAATTTTTGGCAATGAGGACATTCTATTTTTGCTTTAGGTTTACCAATTAAACCTGCTTTTATTTTTGCTTTATGTTCTTCTGTAAAACTTCTGCCTTTTAAAGAAACGGACATTTTCTTTTTAGTTTCTTCAGACGGCCTATACAAAGTTGTTTGCCTTGCCAAAGCCATATTCTTACGGCCTTCTTCAGACTTAGGTTTAGACATTGCTTTACGATGTTCTTCTGTAAAAATACGACCCACAAACAACTCACGCATCATTTGCTTGTGTTCTTCAGTATGCTTGTAACCTTGAGCACCATCACCACCATCTGTCATGTTGGTCAATGGTATTCCAATATCACGCATTTCAGCAATTAAAAAACATTCAAAATCAATAGCCTGTGCATCTGAAACATTTTCTTCAACTTTGGTAATAATTGGCTTCATACCAAGTGACATAAGTTTGCGTATCTTATTTAGCTTTTTTGACTTGCGTTTGGTGTAATACTTAGCCTCATCCAAATGAGCCTCGCAACGCTTACCATGCCCCTTACCAACGTAAAATGGCATCCCATTTCTGGGGTCAGTCAGCGTGTAAACGTAGGCAGTATTCATTAGGCTTTGAACTGAGTCACAGAGGCAAGAATTGTAAAGGTTGCACTTCCAGTTTTCAGTAAAAGAAATCTGTAACTATCAATACCACTAGCATTACCCGCAGTAGGCGCACCACCTAACCACCTAGTCGTAACACCTGATGTAGTGCCATCCACTTGAACCGCAGAATTGTAATAAGCAGTAGAGCCTTGAGTAACCAAGAAAGCCACAGTCATTGATTGACCCGTACTCATCAAAGTGTCAAGTGATGTACCACTAGAACCTCTGAAGTTAACTGTCCAGTTAGCACTTGCGTTGCTTGTGTAGTACAAGACAGACTGAGTTGTAATGTCGTAGTTAATTGTGCCAGTAGCTGCCGTTGCAGATACTGTAGCCACCTCTGCTGCATCGTTTAAGACAATGGCAGTAGCAGATGATGAGCCTGAGAATGTTTGTGTGGCTGTGAAGGTCTGTGCAGAGTTGGTAACTGCCGTATTAGCGTTATATGCTTGTACGTTAGTACCGATTGCCAAACCTAAGTTAGTTCTAGCAGTAGCAGTATTGGATACGTCAGATAGGTTATTAGAGTTAACTAAGAAACCACCTGAGGTAAATGCCGCTTGAGTCCAAGCCGATCCTGTCCACACATAAAGAGTGCTTACTGTTGTATTCCAGTACAAAGCACCTGTTAACAGAGCATTTCCATCATTGTCTACAGAAGGAGCAGAAGACTTAGAACCTAAATATCTGTCATCAAAAGCATCGTATGACGCTGCCGCATTGGTCTCACTTGTAGCCGCATTGCTTGCACTTGTAGAAGCGTTAGAGGCACTTGTTGAAGCGTTTGAAGCACTTGTTGCCGCATTAGAAGCGGAAGTAGCTGCCGCAGTAGTCGAACCAAAGATCGAATCTA